CCATGACCTTGCAGGCTTACTCATGCCACCGGCAGACGACTGGCTTATTCATGCTGACGATTTTTGCTCGCAGCCTAGCCCGATTAGTTGGCTAGTCAAGCGCTGGATTCAGTCTCAGGCTTTGGTGATGGTTCACGGGCCAAGCGGCGGTGGAAAAACCTTCGTGGTGCTGGATTGGTGCTTACGCATGGCCAGCGGCATTGAGGATTGGGCAGGCCACAAGGTCAGGCAAGGCAACGTGGTCTATCTGGCCGGCGAAGGGCATCACGGTCTGCGCGGCAGGGTTGCAGCATGGAAACACCATCATCAAGCTGGTAGCTTGGCCATGTGGCTATCCAAGGATGGATGCGACCTTAATACATCGGCCGGATATCTTAAAGTAGTCGAGCAGGTCAGAATGCTGAAAGACCGGCCGAGCGTGATTGTTGTCGATACATTGCACCGATTCCTGCAAGGCGATGAAAATAGCGCTCAGGATGCAAAAACCATGCTGGACGCTTGCAATGCTTTAATGATGGAGTTCGATTGCTCTGTCATATTGGTGCATCACACCGGCGTATCAGAGGAAGCCCAGCACAGAGCACGCGGATCAAGTGCATGGCGCGGCGCTTTGGATATTGAGATTAGTATTGTGCCTGGCAAGGAAAACGTGCCGATGCAGATCGTGCAGCGCAAATCAAAAGATGCGGAATTGGCCGAAACAATCCACGTCGAGTTGCAGCAGGTTGCCATTCCTAATTGGTTTGACGAGGATGATCAGCAAGTTACCAGCGCAGTTATTGTGCAAACGCAAGCGCCAGTTTCAGCCAGAAAAGACAGCAAAATAGACAGCCATAGAAAAACTTTCGAAAATGCTTGGTGGTCGTCAGGCGCTGAAGAAAGGAACGGCTTACCTTATCTCAGCAGATCAGCCATGATGGATTATTTGATGCAAAAAATGAACGTCAGCGAAACATCGGCGAAGCAATATATTAAGCCAAGCGTGCCAGGTAAACCGATTGCAGACATGTTAACTTCGGAAATAATTGAGGCCTTTGAACATGGCTGGATAGTGATTGATGACATGCAAGTTAGTGCAATGATGATAAGAAAATCCGAGCGGTAAGATAAGTTATCCACAGGTTATCCACAGACATAATTAAGGTAACAGGTAACTAAACGTAAAAAAACGTAACTGTTACCAATGGCAAAAACAGCGATATCCGGTAACGTAACGTAACTCTTTCTTTAGAAAGAGTTACCAGTTACCGATCGATGCGGCCAATTTGATAACGTGTTGGTAGAAATCATTTAAAAAAGTTATCCACAGGCAGATGAGGGAAAATGAAAAAAGCAAACGATGAGCAGATCGGCGGCAGCCATTACAAGAGCAAGGTAATGCAGCCTTGGGATTATATTGCAGCAAATGGGCTAGGATACTTTGAGGGAAATATTGTCAAATATGTTTCTCGATGGCGCGATAAAGGCGGCATGGTTGATCTTAAAAAAGCAAAGCATTATTTGGACAAGCTAATCGAACTGGAGGACAATCAGGCATGATCACAAAATCGCACGAAACAGTTATTGCACTTGGCTTGTTGCTGGCACTGGCAATCGAGTCATGGATATTGGCCGCTATCGTGGTGGCTTATGGAATTTATGGAATTAGCAGGAGAAGCATATGAAAAATGCTATTGCTGTAAAAAAGCTATCAAAGTCAACAAAAGCAAAAAGCGAAGATCGCGCCAAGGTTTCTGTCATGGTGCTTGAAGGTATGCGAAGCGGATTAAGTGCATTCAAAGCATGCAAAGCCGCTGGAGTTCCTCAGAGCACGTTTAATGATTGGATTAATGCGGATGCTGATTTAGCCGTACAATACGCGCACGCGCGCGAGGCGCTGATCGAGAAGATGGCTGGCGAGATATTGGAGATTGCAGATACGCCAGTCGGCAGCATGGATAACGGCGCAACTGATTCTGGCGCGATACAAAAGCAGCGCTTGCAGGTTGATACGCGAAAATGGCTACTTTCCAAACTGGCGCCAAAGAAATACGGCGATAAGATAGAAGTGTCCGGCGATCCGGATAATCCGCTGGTGCAGCGTATCGAGCGCGTGGTGGTGAAGTCTTGACGACATTACAGCTGCAAACGCCAGAGTGGGCCGTGCCCCTGCTCGAACCTTCGCGCTACAAAGGCGCTTGGGGTGGCCGAGGCTCTGGCAAGTCCCACATGTTTGCCGAGCTGATGATCGAGGCCCACATCATGGATCAGAAGAGGCGCAGCGTCTGCGTGCGCGAGATCCAGAAGTCCCTCAACCAATCCGTCAAGCGCCTGCTAGAAACCAAGATCGAGGCCATGAATGCCGGGGCTTACTTCGAGGTGCAAGATGCTGTCATCAAGTCACGCAAGGGCGACGGGGCGATCATCTTCCAGGGCATGCAGAATCACACCGCTGACTCGATAAAATCGCTCGAAGGTTACGACTGCGCCTGGGTTGAGGAGGCTCAAAGCCTGAGCCAGACCAGCCTCGACCTATTGCGACCGACAATCCGCAAGCCAGAGTCCGAGCTGTGGTTTACATGGAACCCGCGCCAGCAATCTGATCCTGTCGATCATTTGCTACGTGGCCCAACACCACCAAAAGATGCGACCGTCCTGAAAGTCAATTTCACTGATAACCCGTGGTTCCCACAAGTCCTGCGCGACGAGATGGAATACGACAAACGGCGCGATATTGATAAATACCAGCATGTCTGGATGGGTGGATACCTCACCAATAGCAACACGCGAGTATTCAAGAACTGGCGCATTGAGGAGTTTGATGCGCCGCGAGATGCAATTCATCGCCTTGGCGCTGACTGGGGATTTGCAATTGACCCGACCACACTTGTGCGTTGCCACATCATTGGCCGCACGCTTTACATCGACTACGAGGCCTACATGGTAGGTTGCGAAATCGTCAATACACCAGAGTTATTTATGACCGTGCCTGAGGCGGAGAAGTGGCCAATTGTGGCAGATTCGGCCAGGCCAGAGACGATCAGTCACATGAAAAAGAATGGCTTCCCCAAGATCATGACGGCAGTGAAAGGCCCGCGATCCGTCGAAGAGGGAATTGAATTCTTAAAGAATTACGACATTGTCGTGCACCCGCGCTGCATTCATACTATCGACGAGCTAACACTCTACAGCTACAAAACCGATACACTTACTAACAAGATTCTTCCAGTGCTGGAAGATAAGAAAAACCATGTAATTGATGCCCTGCGCTACGCCTGCGAAGCAGTACGCAGAGCAAATGCGGTAAAACCGGCATCATTTACGCCATTGCCAACCATGCACAAGTGGTGAGACAATCCCACAAAATGAGGAAACTTCATGGCCAGAATATCTAATGACCAACGCCTAGCCAACCTTCATGCCGAAGCGATGGCTCAGTTTGATGATGTGCAAAGCGCATTGCGCGATGAGCGTTTGCAATGCCTTCAAGACCGGCGATTCTATTCGCTGGCTGGCAGTCAGTGGGAAGGGCCGCTTTGGGACCAGTACGAGAACAAGCCAAAGTTTGAAGTCAATAAGATCATGCTGGCCGTGATCCGCATCATCAACGAATACCGCAATAATCGCATCACTGTCGATTTTGTCTCCAAAGATGGCGAGGAAAACGACAAGCTGGCCGAAGTCTGCGATGGCCTCTATCGTGCCGACGAGCAAGCATCGGTCGCCGATGAAGCCTACGACAACGCATTCGAGGAAGCCGTCGGCGGTGGTATTGGCGCATGGCGCTTGCGCACCGCTTACGAGGACGAGGAAAACAACGAGGATGACCGGCAGCGCATACGAATCGAGCCTATTTTCGATGCCGATAGTTCAGTTTTCTTTGACTTAGGCGCAAAGCGTCAGGATAAATCCGACGCTAAGTATTGCTATGTCGTCACCAGCATGACCCGTCAAGCCTATCGTGACATATGGGGTGACGATCCAACAGACTGGCCGAAAGAGATTCATCAATATGAATTCGACTGGGCAACGCCTGACGTTGTTTATGTTGCAGAATATTACAAGGTCGAGGAAAAGACCGAGACAATCCGCATTTTCCAAGCTATAGACGGCAGCGAAGAACGCTACAGCCAAGCAGACTTTGCCGCGGATGAAACGCTTGAGGAAACGCTGGCCGCCATCGGCACAACAGAAGTTCGTCAAAAGCGCGTCAAGCGCAAGCGCGTTCGCAAGTACATCATGTCAGGCGGATGCGTGCTGGAAGATGCTGGTTATATTGCCGGCAAGTGCATTCCGATTGTTGTTGTCTACGGCAAGCGCTGGTTTGTTGACAACGTCGAGCGATGCATGGGCCATGTTCGCTTAGCTAAGGATGCCCAGCGCCTCAAGAACATGCAGCTATCTAAGCTCGGCGAGATCAGTGCATTGTCATCTGTTGAGAAACCGATCCTTACGCCAGAACAGGTCGCTGGGCATCAGGTAATGTGGGCAGAGGATAATCTCAAAGATTACCCATATCTGCTAATCAACCCGATTACCGATCAAAATGGCAATCAAGCCGTAACAGGCCCAGTCGCCTACACTCGCAGCGCTCAGATACCGCCAGCCATGGCCGCGCTCTTACAGATCACCGAGACCGACATGCAAGACATTCTCGGCAATCAGCAGGGAGCCGACAAGATGGTAAGCGGCATCTCAGGCAAAGCCGTCGAGATGATTCAAACTCGCGTCGATATGCAATCGTTCATCTACATGAGCAACTTTGCAAAAGGCATGAAGCGCTGCGGCGAGATCTGGCTTTCAATTGCGCGTGACATCTACATCGAAGAAAAACGCAAGATGAAAACCATTGCTGCTGATGGTGGTGCGGGCATGGTCGAATTGATGCAGCCAACCATTGATCAAGATTCCGGCAAAGTGATGCTGGCCAATGATGTGAGCGCTGCAACGTTTGACGTGGTCGCCGAAGTTGGACCAACCAGCAGCAGCAAGAAGCAAGCAACTGTCCGAGCAATTACCGGCATGCTGCAAATTACGCAAGACCCAGACACGGCGCAGGTTTTGACTGCAATGGCAATGATGAATATGGAAGGAGAAGGATTAAGCGATACGAATGCTTACTTCCGCAAGAAGCTATTACGCATGGGTGCAGTTAAGCCGACCGATGCAGAAACACAAGAGTTAATGGCCGAAATGCAAGGCCAGCCGCAAGATCCAAATGCCATCTACCTGCAAGCAGCAGCCGAGGAAGCAACAGCAAAAGCAGCAAAAGCACGTGCTGATACCGTTGAGACCGTAGCTAGTGCAGAATTGAAGCGTGCTCAAACACTGGAGACGCTTGGCAAAGTTGACGAGACAGCGCAGAATATGGCGCTGACAAATGCCGAGGCAGTACAGCAAATGACGCAAGGTGAAATTATCCAGCCCGTTGTCAGATAACTGAAAAAGGGCGAGAATGTAATAAGCGGCATCCACCCAGCCGTTTTAATGGGTGAGTTTGATGGGATCAGAAAATGAATGTACAGGCAGAATTAGCAAACGAAAACGACCAGGATGATTTAATCGAAGTCGAGGAAGAAGATCAGAATCATGAGGAAAATTCCAGCGAGCATAAATCCGCTGGAAACCAAGATGATGATCAAGACACCGGAAACGACGAAGATGATTCCGACGAAGTAATTGTTTCTATTGGTGAGGAAGCGCCGCCTCCTGAAGAACAGACTCAAGCGCCTGAATGGGTTCGCGAGCTGCGTAAAACAAACAGAGAATTACAACGCCAAAACCGTGAGCTGCAAGGAAAGCTGCAAACCAATGCACAGACTGAGACCAAGCCGGTCGTGCTAGGCAAGAAGCCAACACTTGAAGATCATGATTATGACGCTGATAAATTCGAGGAAGCACTAGCTAATTGGTTTGATCGTAAAAGACAAGCTGATGAAGCAAATGCTAAGCAAGAAGCTGAAGTTATGAATCAGCAGAAAGCATGGCAAGCAAAACTGGATAACTACGGCAAAGCGAAAGCAGAGCTGCGAGTAAAAGACTTTGAGGATGCCGAAGCAGCAGCTCAGGAATTATTCAATGTCACCCAGCAAGGCGTGGTGCTTCAAGGTGCAGATAATCCTGCGCTCGTTATTTATGCACTTGGTAGAAACTTAAAGAAGGCGAAGGAACTGTCCGAGATTAAAGATCCCGTAAAGTTTGCCTTTGCAGTTGCTAAACTGGAGAAAGACTTGAAAGTTACCAATCGCAAGGCAGCCCCACCGCCCGAAAGAGTCGTGTCAGGAACTGGCCGAAGCTCAGGAGCGGTGGACTCAACCCTAGAACGGCTGCGAGAAGAAGCAGCTCGTACTGGAAACATGACGAAAGTCATCCAGTACAAGCAGCAGAAACGAACAGCTTCCAAATGATTTTTTTAATTTAGGAGCCCATCATGGCAAATGCATTTTCCAAAGAAGAACGCGTAGCGTTTGAAGACATCCTCGAAGGTTTCCAAGACTTGCTGGTCTTGTCT